CCGTCACATTCTCTGGTGTTGTTACTGCTCCTCTCAATTTCGATATGGATAGCCTTGAGGATTCTCTGAATGCTAGTCTTGAGGCATCCTACTACAGCGATCTAGAGTCTGATTTCTCAGAGGATCATATGGAGATTGACTGGACAGAGAGTTAGGCAGCGGTGGTATCCTAACTACGCCTCCGCCCTGCAGACCTGAGCATGTCTTGCATAATAAACTGCTCACACGCCCCCATCATCTAGTGGCCTAGGATACTGCCCTTTCAAGGCAGCGGCACGGGTTCGAATCCCGTTGGGGGTACTTGAAATTCTGATCGATTCTGGCGCACGCCGCGAAAGTGCATTTGTCAAGTTACGATGAAGGCAAATTTCCCCCAGATTTTTTAGAAATACCCTTGCCCAATGTCAGTCCCAGGGTGTATAGTTCTTCTATAAGTTCAATCAACTAAGGAGATACATATGGCACACGCAGTAGAGATTGGCGCTAACGGCGAGCAGGCTTTTGCTTCCTTCCGCGAACCCGCTTGGCATGGTCTTGGCACCGTGTTCTTTGAGGAGAAGTCCACCCAGGAAATGCTGGATGCGGCTTACCTTTCCAACTGGAACGTTCGCCTTGAGGCCGTTCCCTACCCTTCCGCCTACAATGTGATCACGCCTTCCTACATGGTACTGCGTGACAACCCCTTTGACCAGGGTACTGACGTTCTCGCTACCGTTGGTGAGCGTTACCACGTTCTTCAGAACGAGGATCTTTTCGACTTTGGCGATGCGCTGCTTGACGGTGGTCGCTGGGAGACTGCTGGCTCTATTCGTCAGGGTCGCGTTGTGTTCGGTTCGCTTGCGCTTGAGCGTGAGACTGTCCTTGATCCCAACGGCGTTTCGGATGTTGTGAAGTCTTACCTTCTCGTCCACACCTCGCATGACGGTTCTACCGCTGTGCAGGCTTCCATCACTCCCGTCCGCGTTGTGTGCCAGAACACTCTGAACATGGCTCTTCAGGGTGTGAAGCAGTCCTTCAAGATTCGTCACACGCAGACTGTCGGTGGCAAGGTTATGGCTGCACGCGAGGCTCTCGCTCTCGCAAACACCTACCTGGACGAGTTCGACAAGGAGGCTCAGGCTCTTATTCAGACTGAGATCACCAAGGCTAAGTTCGATGCCATTCTTGAGGCTGTCTACCCGCGTCCCGACAAGGATGCCAAGGGTGCCGTCAAGAAGTGGGAGACCAAGGTCGATCTGCTGGAGGAGATTTACTCTTCCGATACCACCAACATGATCGCAGGCACCGCGTGGGGTGCGTTCAATGCTCTCACGGAGCGTCTGGACTGGTTCCGCAAGGGCCGTGGTGAGCGGGGTGCTGAGAATGTTGCAGCAGCCGCTAGCGGTTTCGATCCTGTCACCAATGCGGAGAAGGGTCGCATTCTGAAGGCTGTCAAGGAGATCGCCTTCGCGTAATAATATCCTGACATGGATGCCATGTAGTGGTATCCTAACATCCTGGGCATGATGTAAAACTGCCTGCACGCCACCCGCGCTGGGCGCAGACGAGATTCCAACCCTTGTCGCGCAGGGTTCGATTCCTTGGGGTGGTGCTTGACAAATCGGTTTTGGCGGCGTGCGACAAAACTTCTCAAATGTCAATTACGACCGTTACGAAATTTCCCCAGAATTCCTGGAATTTTACGCTTGACATATCCTCTCTCTTACGCTTTACTAGATATACCTAGAAAGGAGAGAATATGGACCCGAATGAAACCCTTGCATCCCTCCGCGCCACCTTTGGACGTTGGGAGGAGTGGGGAACTTTGGAAGTTGATGCAGCAGAGGCTATGGATTCCTTGACAGACCTGTTCTTTGCATTGGATAATTGGCTTACATCAGGCGGATTCCGCCCCGACGACTGGAGTTAGTATGGCAACCATCACATTCTCAGTAGAACTTATCTACGAGGGAACTGGTCACTTTATGGACTTTGAGTATGAGTATGAGACTTGGGATGATATGACCCGCGAGGAGTTGGAGCAATTGGCTGACGATCTTTCTAGTGGTCGTGATCCTGAGTTGTATAACGAGATCATGGCTAATCTTTCTATTGTCCCCACCGTTGAGAATGTGGTGGCTGATGAATCTGACTGATGTAGAGACTGGTTGCTACATTGACGGCAGCCGTCGTGATGTTGTTGAGTTCTCTCTATTAGTTATCGAACTGGCTCATGATTATGGCTTTGAGTTGGATTGGGATAGATTCGTCAAAGATGCCGCCAACTTGCGTGAGCCTGGGTATATGATGGGCGATGATGAGATACAAGAAATTTTTGATGCTATTGACTGGACCTATGAGGATGCGCTAGAATATCTCAACACCAATACCCGCGAGGGCTTGGTGTGGGTGGTAAGAGAGCAGAGTTTGTATCTCATGACATTTGAGGAGGCTGACGACTAATGCTAGCCAGCAATATGCTTACCAAAGATCAGATGCTAGAGCAGTATGAGGTTCTAGGATTTGCTTATGGCATGTGTGTAGTCAAGCGTATGTCTGATGGTGTGAAGGGGACATTGGATTTTGGAGATCATCCTATCCTCCGTCCCGAGGATTCTTCCAACCCGCTTGGATATACTCGTTACTACTACAACTTTGTGGAGGCGTGATGGATATTTCGGTAGAGGTTCAGAATGTTAGTTTCATCATTGACGCTGATGATGAGAGCGAGGCTATTGCTAAGGTAGAGGACTTTCTTCAGGAGTATGCTTGGGACTGGACCCAGCCCTACGCGGGATGATTCATGAAACACACATTCATTGTTACAGTAGACTGTGAAGATTATACTAAGGCTATGGTTGTAATCCAAGAACGCATAGACTATGATGAGGACTACGGTTTCCCCTACTCAGTAGATTGGAAGTGGAAGTAATGCAGTTGCCTGAGCGTATCAACGCTATCAAGACTGTTACTTATGATGTTCCCGCCATTGTTGAGAGCCTAGAGCAGATGGGCATGGAGGATATTGACTTAGACGTTGTGATGGAGTATATTCAGGAGTGGGTCTTTGAGGACTTTGGCGGGGACTCTGGAATTATCTTTCAGGATGAGAATGGGGAGGAACTGTGAAGCAATATCGTATTGTCCTTCCCCTGGAAGTGTGGGGAGAGTTTGAAGATGACGAGGATCATGAGTTTATCAAGGAAGTCCTAGGAGATAGGTTGGACGGACTCTTGATTTCTACCGACTACCTGTGGGATTATTGGAAAGACGCCAAAGTCGAACCTATGGAGGGATAATGCCTAATATCACCATGCACCTTACTGCTAACTTTTACCCGCCCATTCCTGCTGACATTCAGTTGCGCGTGCAGGAGATTTTTGATGAGTTGCAGGCTGACTCATATCCATTTATCTCAGGTTGGGCAGATATTCCCGAGGACTGGTGCTATGAGTATGAGGACTGGTCTGTATTCGACCGCGAGTATAAGTTGCCTAATGGTGCGGTGGTGACAGGTCGCTCTCTGTGTGATGATCTGCGTCTTTGGGATGCGCTCTTCTGGGATTGCGATGAACCTATGGATACATGGGAAGATCATGAGCGTGAGGCAATAGAGTTGGCTAATCAGGTCCCTGGCCAACTATCATTTTGGACGGTGGAGTAATGCTAAAGTTTATAGAGATTGACTGTGGCCCAGGCGGGTATGTGTGGGAACTACACTCACAACATCATGACCATCTTAGGACATATGAGAGCGAGGCGGCTATGCTGAATGATGCTGCCCTACTGAAGATGGTAGATGTATCTTATAGATTCTACACTCAGGCTGAGTATAACCTAGAGATGCAAGTAGAGATCATGACAGAGAATGGGGTATGGAATGGACAAGCGTGAGTATCTGCGTAGTCTGGGATTCACAGTAGGAGAGCGTGGTCGCTTTACTGCTGAGATGATGACTGCTCTGAAGGACTATCAAGAAGAAGGCGGGAAACTAGAAGGTCGCACAGGTAAGAGAGATGATGGTCTACCTGAACTAGAGCCTGTAGTTATTCGTCCCCACGTTCCTCCTATGACCCAGGTTCGCAAGCCTAAGAAACTCAGGGGGCGTAGTAAAGAGGGATACATTGTAGAGTTTGTTACTTGTTTTGACTGTCATTATCACATGATGTATTGCTCATGCGAGGGGGGAGTAAAGGCTCCATCTTCCATTACCACTAGCAAAGACCCGCTCGTTCGTGTATAATTTATACTCCCCATCGAAAGGATATCATGGCAGAGGAAAAGGCAGCGAAGGCATTTGTAGAGGCAGCAAACAACCGCAACTATAACCCGTATCACTTTGCTAATCTAGTAAAGACTGCTGGTGGCTATCCTGCGGCTATGTTGCATAAGGTTGCTATCGGATGGTTCATGCTCAACGAGATTGACTGGCGGTATGGCATTGGTGATCCCGTCGTTGGAGAGATGGCCTCTCGTATCATGCATGAGGTGGTGAATGACTATGAAGAAGTACCCGACTACAACCCTGGTCGTGGATTTGCGTCTGGAAGTGGAAGTGCCAGCGGAACTATCGAAGATTATCAGAGCCGATATGCTCCGTCATTCGTTCAGCGAGGGGCTGAGTAGACCCATCAAGCCTGGGCTTGACGTACAAAAAGTAGAAGTGCTACAATATTTTAGTGTTTAGTATGGTGGTGCGGCTATCAGGGGACGCCCTAGTCGTTAAATAAAGCAGGAGCCTCGAAAACTCCTAGCAGCCAGCCATATTTTCTTGACCAATGTCAGACGGGTATGGTAGAGTAAATACATGATCACAAAAGAGAAGGTAGAAGAAGGAAAGGCCGTTTTCTTTTCCCAGGAGTGGGCGGGTACTGCATACACCCAGGGTTCCGCTGAACTTCTTTTCAGTTGGCTATCTGAAGACACTATTCAAATTGTCAAGGAGGTGCTGGGAGATAGATGCTTCACAGTTCCAGTATCTGATTGGACAGAAATGGATCAGCGTGCTATGAATGTGATTTGTTGGCTAACCGCTTTTGAATAAAAGCGGCGCGCGACACCATTTTTATTTTGTCAAGCATATTACGAAGGAATGCAAATTTTCCCAGAATTTTCTGACGCACGCCATATTTTAAAAATTAAATAGACATTACGACGGCATAGAAAAAATCCCAGAATTTTTTACGATTCTGGGATTAATTATTTTATCCACAAGTTTATCCACAGGGGGTATTGAATGATATACCCAGTATAGTAATACATATAATACCTATAGTAATAGATACATCATATCCCCGCCCACATTTTATCCACATGCTGTGGATAACCTTGGGGCATATTACGAAGAGTCTATTTTTTCGCAGAATTTTACAGAATTAAACAGAATAAAATAAAATGGGGTCATATTTCCTTGGAATATATTAAAAGTGTCCCATTTTTCTTGACATTACGATGGAGGTGGTATAGTGGCCCATTACACCTAATATATTTTCAAATAGTATGTAGGTCTTTATCCACATTTTGTGGTTATTTGTCCACAACTTATCCACAAGAATATGGGCCTATGTGGATAAAAAATAGCCAATTCGTGCTGTTAAATACACAATAGCCAAAGAATAGATTGCTATCATAAGTGTTTCTTTATTACTCAATTGAATATCCATCCTAGTATACTTACTATTACTATACTGAGAAGGGTAATCGTAAAGCACCCGCCCAGGAATGCAGTCAGACAACCTTCGGTTGTTGTATTATTTTCATTCATTCGTATATCTCTTTCTGTGCAAGTGCTGAATATTACCTGATGCTATACTATACAACATGGACGTTATTAAAGTAAATGATTTATTGTCTCAGGAAGATATCAATAAGATGCTTGCAGACTTAAAATCACCGCCAGAAGATAATCAAGGTTTTTCTATTTCTAAAGAATTAGGAAGATCTCAGTTCGGAATTCCAGGATTTGATAAAGGCGTAAAAAAGAAGTTATTAAAAATAGCAAACTCAGTATCTGATTTTAAGTGTGGGTTTTCTGGTGCGTCAGTTACTGAGTATAACCTTAAGTATGGTCAACCTAGACTGCCCCCACATTTTGATGGAGATTGGAGCGATCTGATAATAAACTACCAACTGTCATCTAACACTTCATGGAATATGGGAGTTGACTTTAATGTATATGAGATAGAAGATAACTCTGCCCTACTATTCAATCCAAATAAAACCGTCCATTGGAGGCCGAGAAAATTATTTAAAGACGGGGAGTTTGTCAAAATGATTTTCTTTAGGTTTCACAAATTAAATAATTCATCAGACTACACTCATTTAGGAAATCATTTTCCACACCATAGAATTTTTGAAGATATAAATAAATTTAGAGATAGTGTTTCTGATCCACTATGTGATGATGATATATATCGTGGACCTTACGAGTAAGTAATTCCACTCACATACTTATCGCATTCTGTGAGTAGTATTGTCTAACGTTATACTGTTTCTTGTTCATCCTCAGGATGATCGTTGTTATAGTGTAGGACATTATATATGTACCTACAAGGAAGGATGCCCATTTTAATCCAGCCACCCTTCATCCCCCGCCCACCTGAGAATATCCTCATAGGAATCCTCAGTTATTATTTTCATGGTGAATAGATAGCGATATTCATCTAGGTTGTAGACTTCGTGCTTTTCCTGTGTGTTAAATATGTATAAGTATTCTGGCTCATAGTCAAGTTCTGTGATCTTACTAGTGAATTCAGTCTGGTCTTCTCCAAATACTGTATGGCTGTGACCATTACGATGGAGCAGCATATTTATTGTAAATGTACGGTCTACGTCTTTATGCCATAGGTATGCAGTACCAGGATCTAGTCTCATAATAATGGCTAATGATTCTGGATACCTCCCCCGTACTGCCTCCAGGAACCCCACTTTGCTCCAGATCTCCTCTGGCACAAGGTTTCCAGCAAAGCCCTCAAAGTCCAGCCAGTCCAGTTTAGAGAGCCTAGGAAGGCCATAGAATTTAGAAATATGACTGGCTGGGGTATTTACCCTAGCATAGTACTTATGCATCTTACTACCAAGAAACCTCATCGTCATCTGTGAGTGGGCCAAAATTATCTAATGGCACTACCCAATCAATGACCTTATCAACCATAGTATTGACTGCATCTCCTACAAAACTAAACATAATTATCCTAACCTTAGTGATTTATTAATAAATTTATGACACCAGAAGGTGACAATGGTCTTTCTTTCTCCCTGCGTGATCTCTCTCACACCATGTTCGTGATCTAGGTCACCATAAAAGATGGCAATGCGTCCCGCCTTGGGCTGAACCTCTAGATCCTTGTTCGTAAAGTATGTTTGACCGCCCTCATAATCATCATTGAGGTACAGTAGCCCAGAATATAGTCTCCATGGGGTATAGTTGGGCGTGCCATCAGGCTCTGCGTTGTCAGCGTGGGGCGGCTGAAAACTACCCTCTTCCCACTTGACAATCTGCATGGTGTCTGGGTATACGGTCTGAGTGAGATCGAACTCGTCCATGATTAATTGCTGCATACGCTTGAGAATCTTAATGAACGATCCATATGCTGACCTATCACCCAGTTTGTCCATAATGTTGGACACATCGAACACTCTGCCTGTCCAGAAATCCATTTCGGTAGATTCCCAGCCTATTTCTTTGTCGATATGTTCATAGAAATTGAGACAGAATTCGATCTCTTCTGGGGATAGGAAGTTATCCTTATATAGAACGCTCATACATCAATTTTACCAGTTGTGAACGTGTTTTGATCATAGTAGTAAATTTTTCCCGCTCTATCTTCAATAGGGCTTACCATACGATTAATATATCTTTTGGCCTTTCGCAATGCCCCTCGCTTGGATAGGGCATTAAAACTATTATATGGGCGCACATCGTCCTGATGCATTACATCGGCATACCATACCCATGCCCATGGACCGCTCCAGCGGCCTACAATAATTCCAAACGACTTCATTATTTCCTTCTCTTTTTCGGCTCATTTTCGGGCTTAGTTTTTAGATATTCTACGACTATATGAGTGGTATTGTGGTGTTCTAGGCATCCATTACACCACTTATCTACCCCAAACTTCTTACTGCTTACCCCCCATTTAATCAAGCATGAGTATTCAGAGTGCTTATTGCTAATACAGGGGCTTTTCATTAGCGGTATTTGCGCTTTAGTGCTGGCTTAATTCCCGCCTTAACGCAGGCTGCATAAGCCTGACCATACTTCTTCTCCATGCCCTCGCCAGACTTACCAGCAATATTCTTCTTGATATCTTGGCTTGCAATATTAAGATCTCTCAACAAAGTCTCATGATCGTCACTTGACATTTGATTCTCCTTCTGCCAACTCGTTAAAATAAGAAATAAATTTGTTAATAACAAACGCTGTGTCATCAATTGCTGTTTGCACACTCTTAGGATTATCTACTGCAGAAAATCCAGGATTTTTGTATTGAAAGAACTCTAATGCTACACGACTAACAATATCTTCTAGATCTGAAACCTTCATAATTTTTCCTTATAGTATTTAATAAGTGCTGATATAACTCTACAATCTTCATGCCGCCAATCAAGATCGCAGGAATCCCCCATAGAACTCTTACAGAGCATCCCGCGCAGATCATTGATTACATTACTGTAGACCTGTTTCTCTACTGAAATTGTATCAATACTTTCTGAGCATTGCCAGCATTTAACGTACATTATTTAAGGTCGTCCCCATTTAATTGCTGCCATTTCAAATGGGCATCTATGGCTACTGCAGCGTCAAGCAGGGCGATCTCCTGCCAGTTTTGCCCATCGTCGCTAGCCAGCCATTGTTTATCAGAGTGGCGCTTTGGAAACCATGCCTCTAGGAGAGCATTTGCTACATGCTGAACCTGTGTCATGCTTCCTTTATTCCCTTCAACGGCTTTCCGCTGCGAATGCGTGACATATTAGACAAAGTATTAGTTACTGTTTCTAGAACCACAGAAACATTGACGTACATATCCTCTGGATGCCACTTACCAGTATTGGTGCCATATGAGTCATCGTATGCCACTCGCAAAACATCAAAAAACTCGTCTGGCGTGACATAGAATGGCATCCACGGCTTATCGTCGTTAAGGACTATGTGACTGTAATTGATGTTGTTAGTATTGTTAGTCACTCCGCTGCTGCTGTAAGTGGCTTTGACGTTATTAGACAATTCCGCTCCTTCTTTGGGTGAGTAGGCCAGTAGTAATTGCACCTATCACAACAAACATACTGGCGATAAATAGTAGACTCATGCCGATACTGTGGATACATTTCTGGCGCTTTCTCATATAGTCTACCACGATGTGTAATAATAAGTCTAAGGTTATCTGGGTGACCTGGCTTTAAATAGTCAGGAAGTTCAATGGCTACCCCGTGCCTGGGCTTAAAGTATTTGGTCCATGTATCAGTAATAGTGTCCCAGTTATTTTCCCACTTGTACCCTCGCTCCTGCATTTCAATCTTGATTTGCAATAGATAAGATACAAGTTCGCCCTCGTATCCATTAAACATACGAGTGGCAGGATGGTTTACCCACCCCTTAGTTTGACCAGCAAGGGCTGCAAGAATCTGCCTACCCTCAAGCAATTGCTTAACCAGACGCTTCTGGTCTAAAGCCTGGGCACAATCTCGGTAAGTATGTTCTGGTAGAAAAACTTGCATGTTATGAATTACTCTCTCTAGTTGCTGCTGCGAGGGCTAGTGTAGCAAACACCTGTGCGGCTGCATACATTCCAATTTCGGCAAAGTGCATAGCCTTCTTCTCGTACTCAGTACTGCGAGTCATTATACTTATCCTGAAACTTCATCTCAAAGTAGTCATCGATTCCGTCCATGATTACTCCCATCCTGGAACTTCTGTAGTTGGTATATTATTTTCTTCCCATAGTTTGATAATACTTGGATTATCATCCCATGCATGAATTATATCGTATGCCTTGCGTAGCGTGTCAAGCATATCTTTCTTGACCTGATAGTCTTTTCGGTTATCTTCATCCCCGCGCATCATAAGCATATCGCTAGGAACCTCATGCATGGCAAGCCACCATGCCGTATGATTTCTCCACATGTGCTTTCTTGCAGTAACAACCAGCACAGCATGTCCTAGCATATGTGCAACTTGAGCAGCATTTACTACATGAGTATGCGGAGGAACATTAACTGATTCAGCATGAAAGTTATCAAAATGCTTAATAACCCTACGCTTACCCTCATCATATTTAGTTAGATAATGACGAATAGACGACACATCTGCAAGCGTGCCGTCCATATCGAATATGACTGCTGTTTTCACAACATCTCCTCATAATCTGGATGATCTAGTGGGGTGGGTACGGTAAGAAGTGTACCACACATGGCACACTCTCCTTCAAGCAAATATGAGCATATATTATATTCTTCATCAAAATTAAGGGTTACTTTAAGTAGCCAACTTCCACAACTAGGACACTCTGGGGTCGGAAGACCTCTGGCATCTAGCATTACAACTCCAATATAGTAAATGGTCCTCTTACAGATGGAGAAAATCTCTCCGCTGATTCAAGCGCTAGTTGTATTCTAGCATTATGTGACCTAAGCCGTCTAGTAGAATACAAAGATCCTAATGCAAATTTTGTTCCAGAACCTATAGCATTAAAGTTATTAATATCTTCACCAAAATGCCAATCGTTACAAAATTCAAACACTCTACCCGCCACTCCTACGAGCATTTCTGATGAATCTTCTTCTGACCCAGGATCTACCTTATTTAATTCACAACATTCCCTAAGAGCATTTACGAATGTAGTATTTAAAAATTTATCTATGTTGTCATCAGAAAGTTTTGGAGGATTAAAGGTATGCTGAAGAACCTTACCAAATCTAAAACTACCAGCGTATCCTAGCAAATACCCATTCTTTATAAAGATTTTAGGCTCTTTCCTAGAAGATACTAAAGAGGAATCTTCATCTACGGAGGCAGAGTCTCCACCCATACAAACATTTTTACCATCACTTATTGCTACAATACAGGTCACGATACCACCAAGTTTATTTTTCTAGTTGTCCCTTAAGATTAATTAAATGTTCAAGCATTTCATAGTACTTGCCTTTCCAAACATCTAACTCTTCTTCTAAACTTTTTATTTCTTTTTTTCTATTCTCTAGTTCTTCTTTTAGAATTTTTAATTCTTCCAACTCAGTAATTCTGAGTTGCATGTCCTTCTCAAATTCATGCTTTATCTTACCTAGCCTATAGTCAAATATCTTTGCGGCTGATCCTGTAAATAGGGCTGCAAAGATGCCTACTAATGCTATTAAAACTTCTGTTGGTACGTTCGTGGCCTTCCACTCCTAAGACAGACTTATATTTATATTTTATCATCTGTAACATTACGAGCATACTTAGAGCATATATAATTTGACATTTCTATAGTCTCTAGACTCAGCCACCTATAGAAATCATCTATATCGTTAAAGTTTTTTAATATTTTTTTCAACTTATTTGATAACCTTTTGCACACAGTAAAATCTTTATCTGATGCATTGCCAGATTTTATATTGCTTGTCAATATATTTATTTGATTTATTACATCCTGGCATTTACTGTTAGGAGATAAGTTCGCTCGCTGAGATTTCTTTACCGACATATCTATGACGAATCACATACTCCCTTACGGTATCTGGGCCGAACTTTCTTCCCGCCAAAATAATGATCCACCGTGGCTCATACTTCAATTCTATACACTTTTTGCAAAGAAGCAAATTCATTCCGCTCAAAAGTGACGACTTCTTAGGGGACAACTCACTCTTGGGCTGGCCACATGAATAACATAACATTAAACTTCTTCTTCCTCTATTCCAATTCTGATATCTTCTAAGAAGATAAGGTCTTCATTTAAAAGTGTTACTTTAAATTCAATGCCGTCTTTATTGTATTTTACTAAACTGGTAAATGCACCTAAATTTTCTGTTATACCATAACATTGTTCATCTGGTATGTAAACAATGAAGTTATGTATGGATCTCTTAGACATATTTTATTCCTTCGATCTCACATCTTACTCCAAAGTTTTGAATCATAGATCTTAATTGAAGTAGGTATTCCATTACTTGCATACGCTTTGATTCAGAAAACTCCATAATGTTATCTTCATGAATAGTTAAGGCTATGTAGTTTGGCCTTTTGCGTATGTCTACTTTAATTCCTTTAAAGGGTGGCTTGATCTCTCTTAGAGACTTAGCCATCTCTTTTGTGTAAAATACTTGATCCATGAATTGATTTCAGCCTTTTCCAAACCTCTGGTGTTTTGTGCGAGTTGTATTCTTTATCTATTCTTCCTAGGTCTAGATAGACCCCGCCCCACACGCCTCGCTCTTTATTATTTACACCTTCATTATAGCATTGTTTAGATACCGGACAATGAAGGCACATCTCATCGACCTGAGATGCTAAATGCTTATCTGTTTCATAGTCATCGTAAAACATATTTATGTCTGCATTTATACATGCAGCCAACTGATACCATTTTAAGTTATCAGCATCTAGCCCAAGTTCATCAATTATATTCGACATTTGCTGGGACCTTGACCTTCCATGTCCCATCACTTAAGACAGGGTATCTATAAGACATTCCCCATTGACCGCCCTTGAATACGCCGTTCTTTGAAGTATATCCTGATGAATTTGGAACCCAACGAACAATATCCCATCCATCCCAATAGTAGCCACGGTGAGAACTTGATGAAACAAAGTCATGTGCCTTGGTATAATCTAGCATAATAGTTTTCATTACTTAGCCTTCTGTAGTGTCATTGTCTTTTTGTACGCATCCTGTTCAAGAACAATCCGTATCCTTGACAGTTCTTCTCTAATTCCATCTAGAAGTACTTCTATATTTCTAATATCACTCATGTATAAACTACTTTCCTGATACCCGCCTCGCGGATAGCATTATGACAGCGGTCACATGGCCTGGACAATCTATCCTGACCCTTTCTATTAACTCTTGCCACATATATTGTGGCACCCTTAGGATTCTTTACCTTACGCAATGCATCAATTTCTGCATGTACAGAACAATGTGTTTTAATGTGTTCTGATGAAACCACGGTGGGGTGGTTGCGATTCTTATTAATACCAATACTAATAACTCTTCCACCCTTAACAATAACTGCACCGTGCTTCATTCTACAATCTGATGATTGCGCGGCATTAGACGCTAGATCAAGATAGTTCTGATCACGGCGCGACAGACGAGAAAAGATCTCCTTTTGGCATCATCATCACCCTTTCACAATATCCGTAGGAATTTCCATTGCACTACTTATATTAGCAAGGGAAGTGGTTTGTTTGCAAGAATCTCTGATAAAAAATACTGCCCGATCTATACCCAAATTGGCTAGATCATACATACGAATTGCAGAGTTGTCTGAAAGTTTTTTAGGATTAAAAAGTTTCTCATCAATAGAGTAACCCTTTTGCTTAATTAATTTTTCTACCTTGCCAATATATTCAGTAACCATATTTTCGGCAGGGCTAGATGCCGTATGGACAAAGGTGATCTTCCTATCTTCTGGATTTGTGGATACCCACTCATCTAGAATCACCGTCATCTTTCGGATTATTTCATTATAGTCAACCCAATTACGGCTGCCGCCTACTAAAACTCTCATGATTTCTCCGTTAATTACTCAGCAGAAGTTTCTTCTGATACTTCTGTTGCTGGTGCCTCTACATTTTCTTCAGTTGAGGCAGTCTCTTCAGCATTTTCCTCAACAGCCTCTGGCTCTATAACTTCAGCAGCAGGCTCTTCTGGAGTTGATGTTTCTTCTACGACAGTCTCTTCTACGTCTGCCTTTGGTGTCTCTACGGCTGGTTCAGCCTGTGTCTCAACAACGGCCTCTGCTTCAATAGGCTCGTCAAGTGGCGCTCCCTCTTCCTCTGCAATGTCAACTAATGCAGGCTCATCGGCAGGGAAAAATACGCCAGACCATATTGACTTATTCATTCTATCATTCATTATTTGATCCCTTTTCTGTTTAGACCATGATGCTCCTGCATCACCACCCCATAGATCCCAGGCTACTCTGCCTGGGCTGGGGAAACCTTCTTCTCCTGAACTAAATCCTGTGGCTTTCTTATCTACCTCATGTCGTGAGAAAAAACTATGCATTCTCAGCACGGTACTTTCAGATAGCGACTCTTTCTTTGCTAATTGATTGGCTCTAGCCAATCCTACGGTAGTTCCACCGCGTCTTCCCTCTTCTTTCCATTTCAAAGCCCTGCGTGCAGCAGAGGCCATTCCATCTGTGGGGGTATACGTTTTTTCAGCCATAATTAATTATATCATGCCAAGTTTACTCACATAGTCATACATAACTATGCCACTAGCAGTACCTACATTTAAACTACGGACACTACCAAGTTGAGGGATATAAACAATATCGTCTGCCATACCAAGAGCCATGGGGCTTAGTCCACGCTGCTCTTCTCCGAATATCATAAAAGTCTCTGGATGCCACTCATATGAAGTAATTGGAATAGCGCCTGGAACATTATCAATAGCAACCCATCTAGCGCCACGAACTTGTGGCTCATGTAAATAAATGTTATCTAGGTTTGGAGAATACTTTAAGTGATTATAATGTTGAGTTCCTACTGCGCCACGCTTATCCCACTTCTTGGCTCCGACAATCCAACATTCTTTAGCCATGAATGCATTGGCATTACGAATTCCTGTAGCCTTATTAAAGTCTCCAGAAAGATTCTCAAATCCTACAAAAAACGGAAGTCGGCGGGTATCTAGATCAGCCTTGATCTGATCAGTTTCCCATTCCTTGTAGTAATCAATGACATTTTTGTTTGTCATTATGTCTCCTAGCGACTAGTATCTTCTATTGTCTTACTTATATTATACCTATTCTTCTTATGTTTCTTCCAGAAATTTTTTTTCGAAACAAACCCTGGTATAACATATCTATGTGGCCCTGGTCCTGGAGAATTTACTCCATGTCTCCAGTTTTCGCTGGTAGGGAATACTAGTATAGAATTTTTTGGAGGGCGCAACTCTATTTTTTGATTAACAAAAAATACTTCCCCATCTGTATATTCATCATTCAAATAGAAAACTACGGCATACTCTAGAGATGGGTCCGTATGATTATCTACATGATCTTTTAACGGTACACCCTCATATTGTCTTTGTATTGTGCCACACCCATTAAATTGGATATCACTTCTGAAGTCAAATAATCTTTGGCATCTTTTTTTTAAGATGTTGGAAATTTTGTGATCACTTATTCTTAAATTTTTATCATGCCAATTATCTGTTATTTCATACAGACCCTGGCTAACTAAACTATCAAGATCACTCGTTCCAAACTTGCGCTCCGCGAGTTTTTGAACACCAAACATATACTCATGACACCATTCTTCATGATTAGCGTTCATTGCTAATTTTACTAATTCTTCAGACTCGTCCTCTTTAATAAAATTTTTTATTAAAAATATTCTATAGTCTAACTCTTCTACCTCGTATCCAAGTTTTTCTATATAACTCTTAGTTAATATTTTTTCTGACATTATTCTAATTCCTCTGGAAGAACAACTCCATTTTCTTCTAGGTACTTCTTCCCTTCTTCAGTAATTTTAAAACTTGGAGAAAGATTTACATCGTACTCTATTGTAACCATTCCTAATTCATATAAATTAAGAAGTTCATTGTTTAATTCTTCCATCATCGCATGATAAAGTTCTGGAAATATATGATACATTTTTTCAAAATTGAAAACAAATGTTCTTTCTCCATCAGTAGTCATGCCCACCCATTCAAGGACCCCGCTGTCCTCTAGATGATTCATGAACTCTTCTATCTCATCATTACTATAATCCATGAGCCTCAGATCGGATTCGAACCGATGACTTTCCGCTTACAAGGCGGATACTCTGGCCAACTGAGTTACTGAGGCGATCCTAGGCTGTTGCCGCAATTTTATTTGCGCCTAGAATATAATTCTATCATTTAAATCTTTTCAGGTGTACATTTCTTTGGGAACAACGACCATCCAGTATTGAATGGTGCGATTACCCATGAATACGTTAGTCCAGAACCCCATAGTGAATAATACATTCCTGCATCTTCATACCATGAGTCATTCTTAAACGAATAACCATATCCCCAATTATGCATACCATCATTAAGGAAATGCTTCCTTACAATTTCTGATTGCTTATCTTTATCTAGCATATTATCTCTAGACCACCAGGATCTTCCTGACCAGGCACTTGTCTGAATTTGCCAAGTACCCAGCGCACCTGTGAACCATCTGCTAGATTCATCTAATGATTCATGCTTAGATTCACGCCAGGTAATTGCCCAGGCTCCTCTAAGCATTCCAGGTCTATTAAAACCCGCCTTAAATAGTATCTTTGCTTGCTTATCATTACAGTTAGATGGCAAAGTCCAGTTTCTATCTGTTATTGCCCTTCTTTCTAATGTATCAGCGGTGGCAAAGTTACCCGTACCTTCCGCCAAAGGCGTAGACTTAGCATACGCCAGGTTTGGAGAGATTAGTACCATTGATAATACTGTTACTGTTGATACTAATGCAGCACCAAATCGGTTTATTGTCGTCATATTGACCTCCTTGTGGCGGCAACATGAATTCTATTATACGGGAATATTACGATATGGTCAACGATTTTGGATAATTTACTATTTCAATCATATTATTATACAAAGTAATGTAAGGTCTGAGGTAGTAGTTACCATTGTGCTTGACGAGACAGTAAAATGTAAACACTATTTCTTGCCACGACGGACTTTGAGTGGAGATTTACCAATATTTATTTTTCCATCTTTATGTTCTGGGTTAGTAATTCCTCCGCCACCCTGCTTAATTGTATCGGTAGTAATTACATTATTCATTTAAGAAACGTACCTCCCCAGAATTTATCCATCATATCATCATCGTCACTTGGATCGTTATCTTCATCATCTGTAGGAGCCTGCACATACCCATCTGGTATTGCGGCTAGGCGACATTTCCCCTCTGGATGAACTAAGTAAGAAAGAATAGCACAACCTAATTGACCATCTTCTCTCTCAATATGTAGAGAGCAGTTAGAGCATTTAACTCCGATTTGTGCATCTTCGTTATCTCCTGGCCCCTCGTATCCAACCCAAATACTGGATGTACCTTGGTCAAATGGGCCAAATCTTTCCGCAATAGAAACCATTGCATCGTGGTAGGCTTTTTCTTCTTCTGTCAATTCATCATATAGTTCCATATTATTATTATACCATTGCTGGCGTGGAAGGATTCGAACCTTCAACCTATCGGTTAACAGCCGATTGCGCTGCCGTTGCGCTACACGCCATAAGTGCCAGATGAGAGAATCGAACTCCCCATGCTTTCGCGGGTGATTTACAGTCACCTTCCCCACCTTGGGGACTATCTGGCTTATATTATTGTGTCTTTACATGCTAGATTATATACCATATCATACAATGCTGTCCATACATCATTGTCAGAAAATGAATTTTCCATTACTGCTGTTACTATCTGATATAAATCTTCATCGTCCTTTGCCCCTAGTCTGTCTATTAAGATATCTAGGCTTAACCCTGAGGCACTCTTGTATTCTTCTAAAGATTTTTTATCTGGCGCTCCGCGTGGTCCGATGTAATTTCCAGTTATTACATCAAGAATCATCCTTGCATCTGCGACAGTTCTTTCTGTACTAAAATTTACCTTCCAGTCATCCTCAGGTCTAACTGTGTACTTAGAAAGATGATACATTGGATTTAAATTTATAGCAACTATTTTATACCCTCTTGTAATGTATCTTAATGCAAGTAGTGGCTCCTCTGCTATAAAGAAAATTTCTTCATCAAAGGGTACGGCTAATAAATTTTTTGTGTACCCGAACATAAAGTGACAACTCAAAGAATGGTGTACCTCGTATTCGTGATCACCAATAAAATCCTGCGCCTTTGCTACCAGACCATCAATTCTTAGTTTCCACGGCGGCATCTTACTAGTAACAGGATCAATGACTAATCTATTTTCTTCTATCAATGCCCAATGAAGGGACTGAGAAATTATAGTATTTTCGCCCAAGTCCTGTGCTATTTCATTGTACCTAGTAACCAGTTCTCTATCCCAGTTCTTTATGAACAAAGTGTGCGAGTCTATACTAAGAAAATATTTCTCTGCCCCAACCATTTCAAGTAGCATACTCCTAGCCATGCCTATGCCAAGCGGCTGTGGCGTATGAATCTTCTTTACTGAAATTATTTCTGTATCTTGAATGTCTGAGAAGTATCCAGATAGGCTTTGCTCTAAAATTGCAAACTTAATAACGTAGTCTCCGCTACTCATAGATAAAGCACTATCTATTGTCTGATCCATAAACTTTTCATCTAATGCTGGGAAAAGTATTAGTATCTCATCCACTAAAAGTACACCCTCCACATTCCATCACACAGTACTGAGTGTCCCTGTAGTGTAATTCTTCTATCATCTAAATAGTATTTGTATAGGGGCGGGACCTGATGATATAGATTTCCAGAAAATATAAATATCCCGCCCTCTTGATAGGGTACAACACTAGGCTCTTCTATATCTCTTCCCTTATAAAATCCATTATCTCTTAAATCTATTTCAAATGGTTGGGATGTTTCGTATTTTTTAAGAGATGTGTCACACCATAGGCTTAACCCACTACCAACACTTGGTAATTTAAGAGAGAGTGTAAAAGAAAAATTATCTTCTAAATCTACTATCTTATACTTTTCATTAAGAACGTCAAGGTGGTAGTTATAGATATGATCCTGGTGCCTACTATATAGATAGTCACTAGGAAACTCTAGATAAGTTAATTCGTGTGCCCTAGTTTCATCACCCATAATATTAAATCCTGGGTATGCAAGGGAGTCCTCAAGGACGGCTGGACCTATGTATTCCTCTATACAACTTAAAACTTTATCATATAGATCCGAAAAGTTTTCTAAAAGAATTCTATTATAGTAGTTCTTTATTTTATAATAAGCCTTTGTGTTCTCCTTAGCATCAAGATACGACGCCGCACCTAGTAGGTAGTATGGCATAGACAAACTTTCATCACGGTGAGTTCTCCACTCGCTCCGCAAAGACGTAAGCCTGGTGAGGTACTCTTGAATCTCGTCTTCAGAGAGTAACTGTACTAAGGTTGGTTCCACGCGCCCCAGGCAGGATTCGAACCTGCGACCAACGGATTAGAAGTCCGACACTCTATCCTCTGAGTTACTGGGGCGAGACTAGTTCTAATTGCTTATGTTCTAATAATACTTTATTGGCGTATTTCTTGTAAAAGATTCTTACTTTAAATTCTACTTTAGATTGCATAACTATATTTTTATCAATTGGATTAACTCTATTTTTTTCTAATTTAACAATCCATTTATCTTCATTATATACTTCTGATAATTTAGATTTCATATGGACTTCTGCACTACGACTTCCCCATAGCCTATCAGTACGCTCTAAGAAGTTCAACATTTCTGGAGTAAGATCCCAGGATGCTATTCCCTCTGTACCGAACATATTCTTGCTATCTACTAAAGCCAACGCCATCAATATAGTAAACAAAGCCCTGTAGTCTTTATGTGAGTATGCTCTAAATATTATAGGTAAAGAATAGTGTATATTAAATAGTGGTAGTGTTCCATTGTCGTCTGGACCTTGGCCTTTTATTTCACCGCGCTGGTTTTTAAAGTTTTTTGATTTATATAACTTATCCCACCCTTTATCACTAGGAAAATCATGTGGATAAATATATTCAATAATTGGATATAATACTGATATCTCTGCCCCAGGTCCATATGAATAATCGTCATCTTCTTCTTCTGGAGTCCAGACAGCATATGTTAAATAATTATCATATTTAACTACTGAATATTGTAATTCATTCATAGAGAGCGAGTGACCAGAATCGAACTGGCGATAACTGCTTGGAAGGCAGATGTGTTACCTCTACACCACACTCGCGGGAGATTAATCTTTTTCTAAAAGATCAATCGCCTCTTTAATTGCCTGATTCCATCCTGCAATAAAAGAACTAATCTCAGTAGAAGATGCTGAGTTTTTCATCTTCTTTGCCTTAAGTTTTTCAATTACCTTATCGCGTGTCAATTGTATCCCTTTTCAATAAATGCGCCGTCCCACACGGAGTCTGACTTATTTTCAGAAGCATATAGCGCACGTTGCTGTGCTACTGCTTCTGCGCGAGTTGCATGACAACCCTCAATTTCATTTGTTCCTTCTTTGACTACTGCATATCCATTGCAATCGCCAAAGTTTCTTTGTACTTTCCAAGGCATAATATCCTCCCGCTCCCCGATCTAGATTCGAACTAAAACTAAATGATCCAAAGTCATTTGTGCTACCATTACACCATCAGGGACTAACTATTTACCTTCTAATAGTATCAGAAATACTGGTTTTCGGTCAACTATTCCTATAGAACATGCCCAGCACCATTCTGGCGGGGTATGATCACACTTATTTGCTGGCTTTTTTGCCCAATGGGGCCAATCTTCTGGACCCGCTAAGGAGCCACAGTACGGACATGTTTCTTCCTGCAATAGCAGTCTACCGTCATAGCAATCCGTACAAAGGCTTTCTAGTATTTCTTGCTTTCTCCGCCTTCTATCTTGATAATTAGCCCTTGGAGGGCGCGGAGGAATCGATCCATCTTCATTAGGTATCCTATCGCTTTTCCATGCGTTACATTTTTTATGAGCAAGTCTTAAATTAGATACATCTTCTGATCCTCCCGCTGATCGGGGAATCCAATGATCTAATGTTACGTCAGAATTTGTCTTAAAATCCTTAAAGCATATGGCACATGTAAATCCGTCACGCTCTTTAACAAGTTTTATTTTATCTTTTTTACTAAGCAGAAGATTCTGATTTAGCATTGATAAATTCTCTTTCATCTACAATATCGTAAGCGTCACGAATAATACTAACTTCATATTTATCAAAGTGGTGTCCACAGAAGTACAA